GGAATGGTACCAGCAGCTGTCTGCCGGACCAAAGAATTGGAGCGAACAGTGTAGTCGCCCTGTCCCAACCACCTGGAAAGCTGTGCTCCCAGGCCATGCCCGATCGACGCTCCTGCAGCGCCTGATCCTAACATACTGCCCAGATATCCACCTCCCAAGCCACCGGCGGCGCGCAAAGCACGCCCGATGGCGGAGATTTCATTCTTCCGGGTCTTAATGACAACTTTCGGTGCCTTTCGCTGCTTGACTGCCAATTTACGCGCCATGCTTGCTGTTTTAACGTTTTAATGTATCGTTTTTACTCTCTCGACCATATTTCAGGAGTTCTTTGGGGGTAACGGTTGTCAACCGAATTTGTAAGCTCCACCCCCTCCAACACGGAGTTGACTAAGCGTTGTCTACCTCGAACATCTCATCGATCAGACCGCTGGGCAAAAGCACCAAACCAGACTCTTGTGGTTTTACGGGATCTAAATGTTCGAAGATTCGCTCACATATCTCTTGTGCAGAGACATTGTAGCGACGTTCAAAGAACGACAACGTTTCGTCGGTCATCTTATGGACTTTCGTGGCATTGATCTTGTAGGGGTTGAGAGATGTCTTCTTCGACATATGTCCATCCAACCGCCAGTTGACCAAGTCTGATACCACTGGGACGTGATTACAGGAATATTTGTATCCTGTAAAGGTTCCTAGCACCTGATCTTCCTTCAGTGCTTTAAGGGAGAAACCCATTTTGGGTAGAAGCCTTCCTGGCTTCGGTCCCAATACCGTCCCTTCACTCGTAGGCCAAAAAAGGCCTGAACAAAATTCACCGTCGGCGATGTCCTGACTCCAACCAGTCTTAGGGACAAATCCATATCCACGGATGAGTAGTTCATAGCCTTCACAGAAACGCGCCATGGCGTATTCCAGATCCATATCCTCTACGTCGAACTGAGTCAACGATTCACCGAGCACGGTGCCGAGGAATGTGGCCACACGAGTGGTCAATTCACGCTGGGACAACACGCAGAACATGTCGTCGCCCATGACGATGGCTTTGAAACAACGCAGACCTAAATCATATAGGCTCTGCTGACAAGTATTGCCGTTCAATGACGAATTGCCACTAGTAGTATTCGGGTCACCGGACTTCTTAGTCCCGGGGCAACCATACTTGAAGCTTCTAGTATATCCCTTTGTCGTGCGTTGGGCCATAAAAGTGGCCCAAGCATCAGGGTGGTCTTGCAATCCACACATTTTGAAAAGCTTCTTCTCAAACTTGAAGCAATTCATGTCCTGTGTGGCGTCAAATCGGCTCATGTCGCACCAGAAGAAAATCGGGTCGGAGATTTCGGAACAGGCTTTGTCAAACCATCTTCCTACTTCTTCCGCTGTTTTCCCTGAACCATAACAAAGACTTTCGTCCTCATTATAGGCCCTCTTCAGGTGGTTGTTCATAGAGGCCATCCAGGGTCCCAGTGCCACATTGGCCTTATCTGAGACACCTTGAATGAGACGAGGGTCAAACTCATATTCTCCATCTAGAGTGCCCTTGTTGTACGTCTCAGTCTTCGTGAATGACTTCCTCACGAAATCGCGAGGTTGTAATCCATCCTGCTCGAGTTGTTCCAAAGCTTTCAAATGCGCCTTCTGGCGTGAAGCTGGGAAATTCTTGTTCCATTCGCTAAACTCGAGCGGTTCTACCTTGGGAGCGTGTGCCTGCAGTTCTTCCTTCTGCTCCTCCAACAAGAGCGTAAGACGCTTCCAGAGATTAGTGTCACTGGCCTCGATGGTCTTAATAGCTCTGTTACAGATAGCTAGTTGTTCGTGGAAGGCTGTTTTCGCCGGCACAATTGGGATGTGGTCCCTGAAACCAAGTCCAATCTGATGAAAATCACCAGTCTTGGGATCAGGCTCGTCGCTTGTTCGTTCAATCAGAGCACCCTTGCGGGGAGTTTTCAACTCACGGTCTTCAGAGATGTGGCTATACTTATACGTCAAAGGCGAGGAAGCCTTATACAAGCCACCAACCGATGAAGCTCCGTTGGAATTGTTGAATCGTGCGACGGGATCGTCTTCTTGCTTGCCACAGAAGCAGTTCTTGAGTGGATTGAACTTCAACAAGTCATTGATCCACCCGAAGCGGTGTTGGTTTTCAGTCACCATGGCATTGGTGACTGCTATCTCTTCGTCGAGATATTTGGTGAAACCCAAACACGCTGCATACATGACGGAACGAGTCCGCATGTTCATTGGCATATTGTAGTCCTTCTTGACAAGCAATCTTTTGGTGCGATTGACACACTCCTTAAAAGTGTTCATTGTGCGCTCTCTGAGCATCATGGCACCTGCGATCTCATCCACCAGTCCTTTAGGTAGTAAGATGGGCTCTTCCTTCAGAGTGTGGGCGACGACGTATCGTCCACAACTCAATACTTTGGAAGAAAGAACCTTCTCCATGTTGTATCCTGGGGTTAACGCCTTGTCTCCGCGAATATTGATCTCGATCGCACCATAGTACGATTCGTCGGCGAGAACTTCGCTAAGGGTCTTTGGCAAGACGTTCTTCATGATTGGGCAGGGGACGAAAGTGGCGATCTGCGTGTCGCCCACCGTTTTTACGTCCCATGACATGGCATACATACCATTGTCGAAATAGAGCGCTCTTGTCCACTCGACATTATTGTGTTGGTATGGAGAGGGATTTCCATTCACCCTCATAGCCACATCCCCTGTG